AGAGGTCGGAAAACGAAAGTAGGAAGAAAACTACTTCGTTTTCCTCCTACTCGATTTATAGGTCGGACAAATTTCGGACAACCAATTTTCAAGATGTCAAACCGTACTGCGTTTTCGAATTCGAAAAACGTAGAAAAAAATGTGTTCATCACTTAGAAAAAACGCATCGATTCAGAGTGTAATTTCGTACACAGAACCCAAGTTACATACTGGTAAAACATGGTATATTGACTTCACGGCATACGATCCGCTGGAACAGAAAATGAAGCGGAAAAAGTATATGCTGGATGGAATACCCAAGCTGACCGACCGTCGCCGTCGGGCAAATGAAATCATCACCAATCTTAATGTAAAGCTCCGTTCCGGATGGAATCCCTGGGCTAATGTGGAGAACTCCAGGCAATACACCCCGTATATAGATATTATCCAAAGGTATCATATATATTTGGGCAAACTGTATGCAGCTGGCACCATTAAGGAGAATACCCTGAAGGATTATGAGAAGCGCCTGCGGGTATTTGAGGAGTATACAGCCAAACATATTCCGGCCATCGTGTATGCGTATCAGATTGACCAGTCTTTCATCTCTGACTTCTTGGACTACGTGCTGCTTGACCGGGATTCATCGGCCAGAACCCGGAATAACTACCGTACCTGGTTGTCTTCACTCTGTAACTGGATGATGGAAAAGCAATACCTGACTCATAATCCGGTTGAGAAGATTCGACAGCTGGCAGAAGAAGAGAAGAAACGTTCTGCCCTGACGGTACCGGATATTCAGAAGCTCAAGAAGTATCTCCAGAAAGAGAATCCACATTTCCTGTTCTTGTGTCAGTTTGCTTATTACACCTTTATCCGTCCGGATGAAATCTCCAATATCCGATTGGCTGACATCAACCTGAAGGAACAGAAAGTATTTATCGGCTCCAGTATCAGCAAGAACCGGAAGGATGGCATGGTCGGACTGAATGATGCACTGATTAAGTCAATGCTTGACCTGGGCGTCTTTAATTCTCCCAATGATTATTATCTGTTCGGTAAGGGCTTCAAGCCCTCACGTGAGAAGGTGACCACCCGTGTGTACAGGAACTACTTCAATAAGGTCAGGGCAAAGCTGAAGTTTCCGGACAGCTACCAGTTCTATTCACTGAAGGATACCGGTATCCGTGATTTGGCCAACGCTGAAGGAATCGTCATAGCCCGTGATCAGGCACGTCATGCGGATATTTCTACAACCAACAAGTACCTGAAAGGGGCGGACATGACAGTGCATGAGGAGACTAAACATTTTGAGGGGAATTTTTAAAAATCCGGATTGGCTTAAATAAGAACAGCTTCGGACTATGTTCATTGTTCTGTGAGGTAAAATATGCCTTCTGCTATCTTGTCGATTCCTTTTGATGATATTTTATAGTGTATCTCTTTGCAATAATAATTTTTGTTCCGAATAAGAAAAATCTTATTCAGCTCATAAATTCTGTCTGCAATGAATTTGAAATGATATTCCAAGGTTGTATCAATGGATTTTTTACTCTTGTACACCTGGTTGAACAACCCATTATCACCATCTAATATTAATGAATATGATGGTAATTCCAGTATGGATTGTGAACCGGTCATGGTAGTAGGTTTATTTATGAAATAATTATCATGGCATGACATAGGCATTTTGTCCCAGTACGCTTCTTCGTGCTCTCCTGTTCCCTTGTTAAGCGCTACACAGACGCCGTAATATATGCCGACATATAATTTATCGGGGATGTCACCTTTTACATCTGCGTTACCGTTGATAAGGTCATTGATAGCCTGGCTTTCCGTTTCAGAACGGACTTTTTTTACAGCAGGCCCTATCAGATAATTACTGATTGTCTTGCTGTATATCGAGATGGCATCTACTTGTGCCGGTATGATGTCGAAAGAAGTTTTATTTTGACTTGTCGTATCTCCTGCATCTCTCAGCCTGTCTACGATTTTTAATCCTTTTACGCTTTCATCGTTGATAGTATATTCTGAAACAACATATTCCAGGTTGTATTCGGTTGATGTCAGCAGGTAAGGCCCGGAGAAGTATTGGTCGTAGTTTGCTTTGAAGTCTCTGTAAGAATCTTTCTGTTCTATTATGCAAACCTCGCGTATGCCATCTTTTAGTTTGAGATAGTTGTAATAGTCTTCACTCGGAAGATTGTAGGCTACGTTGTCATACGCATACGAATAACTCGTATCGGTGTCATATACTTTCTCCAGTTCATCCTCTATCACCTCATTGATGAATATGATACCCGCATTGTCAAAGTACCGATCCATGTTTACTATATTGTATACGCCATTTATCGGGTCAATGGATACAATACATTTGAAGAATACTTCTATCTGTTCGATGAATTCGTTGATTGTCCAGTCCGGGAGCAAGTCGCCTGGTTTATTTTCTTTATAAGGATTTGTTACGAAGATACGGCACCAGGTGTCGTTTTGCTCCAGTTCATTATATCCTTTTATGAATCCCAGTTTTTGTAATAAGTTTTCAATGTAGTACAGCAGGTAATACTGTGGAGCGATATTGTTTGCTCGTGTGAACGTAATATCTGCACCTACTTCCACTGTATTTAGCACATTGGTATTCCCGTCATCGTCTATATAACTGATGATTGGTGTATATACGGCCTTGTGTTCAGGATAAGTCCCGAAGAGGGTATTAATAGCCTCGCTGGGTAATATAGACACTTCATCAAAGGCGACTGTCCTTATGCTGCTATCGCCACCTTCATAATTCAACTGTGAGTTGCCGGCTATAATCTGAATCTTTGCTGTATAGGATTCTATTGAAAGTATTACTTCAATACCATTAATCGCACATAGTCCGTTTACAATCAGCATAGCCTTACGGTTTTTTATGCGGGTGGTTACATCTAATCGGTTGATATTTTTGTATATCTCACGATTGGCAGGGTCTCGTAAGTCTATCTCAATATCATAGGTATACGAGCCAACTCTGGTAAAGTATGGATTTTCTGTGACAAGTTCGAGTTCAAATTCACTCGGTAACTTCACTTCTTTTGAATCGATAAACAGCTGTGTCATGACCTTATTGTTCGTGTAACGTTTTTCTTCATTTTTTCTACTAACTGTTGCGCTTCATTCACGCCCATTTTACCAGTCGCTTTTGTATAGGTAAATATCGGCTCGTTTAATCTCTTTAAAAGTTTCTCCATGCATTTCATATTTTGCAGCATGACTGTCCTTGATTCCTGGCTGGATGATTCGGCAGTCTGATAGTAGTTGTTTGTTGTCATCCTATTGGTAGGTGATAATACGGCTGATACGTCTTTTGCAGTCAGGCTGCCGATGGTATTGTTTCGCTGTGCCTGGTCTATCAGGTCAAGAACCGGACGGATAGCTGGATTCTGGACGGCGTAACGGTTGGCCACGAACTCTCCGGCATGGACTATTCCTTTGGGTTCGTCATGTCTTCCGGAGCCGGTGTAGCCACCTTCTTCAAAGCCATTTATTACAGCCTTTGCCGTTTGGAAGGCCGCAGTGATTAATGCAATTTCAGCTGCAGCTTTAGCTAGTCCGATGAAACCTAGGGTTGCAATATTTTTCATTTGCGTTTCAGCTATGTATGCAATCATCATTTTTTGAAGGCTGTCCAGGATTATTTCCAAGGTTGCTTTCATGAAGTCACCCAAGGACGTTTCTGAGTCTGTCAGCATTTCTGCGAATGCTTCGCCAAACTGCTGACCTATGTTCTGTGCGAATGATAGCTGCTCTCTTATCTTTCGCTGATTTTCTTCGTAATTCTTACGGGATTTTTCAAGGCTCGCCTGTTGTTTTTTGTCAATAATCTCAGCTTTCTTTTCTTCGGAAATTTCAGAAGAAGAAAGTACCTGGTCGTAATATTCATTCTGAATATCGAGTAGCTGCTGACGGTATTCCTGTTCTGATGAAAGTCCGGCATAATGCTTCTGTGTCACACTTTCAATCTCCAGCTGGTACTGTTTCTCTAGGCGGGTAAAGGCTTCTTCAGATGCTTTGTTGGCATCTTCTTCATCCAGCTTGTTGCATTCTTCTTTGTACTTAATTCGTGCTTCGAGAATTTTCTGTTCAATCTGCTGGCGTTTCTCCGGTTCCAGTCCGGAGATGGCCATCATGTTCTCGAGGTGACGCATCTCCAGGTCTTCCATGAAACGGGTGTATTCCTGCTGTGTCATCTCGTCACTGGCCAGATAGGTACGTTTCAAATCGGCCAGCTCATCGTAATAACGCTTGTTTTCTGCTGTTACCTGGGGATTTTCTTTGGTCGTCTTTTGTTCTTCTACAACTGTCGGATTCGGATCAGGTTCTTCTACCGTATCTGTCGCGTCAGGTATTTTGTCAATGATGTTCTGAAGTTCTGTACGCTGTTTGGAGAGAGTTTCAATAGCCTGTCGTTGAGCTTTAAACTTGCCGTCAAGTCCTTTCATCAATACTTTTCGGGTGGTCTCGTTGATGTCGTTTCGTTCCTGGATGCGCTTTTTCTCTTTTTCAAATTGTTCGCTGTAGGCGATTTCTTCTTTGGTCAGTTTGTCTTCGATGATAGCCAGTTCTGCCTTTGCATCTGCTTTAAGATTCTGCTTCTGGCGGTCGTTTAATTTGTTCAGGTTATCCGCACGCTTGTTTATGTTGACAAACGCATCGGATATTTTTGTCATCTTCTCCAGCTCATCGTTGTATGACTTTTGTTCGTCTTTTGCTTTTTTCGTATTGGGAATAACATAAGTCATAAGTGCTGTGGCAATGGCTGTTAATCCTGCGACTGCCAATCCGAAAGGGTTTGCCTTGAATGCCGTATTAAAACCACGTGTCGCAACTGTTGCCAGCTTCGTCCACGTTTCATAAAGTTTGGTTGCTATTGTGGATGCGTTTACTGTAACCGTATATGCGGCAATGGCAGCAGTTGACGTAATGATAATGCTTTTATATTTGATAAACCAGTCTATCAGGGTAGGGAGGCCCACGATGATTTTTGTCGTCCAGCCGGTAAGTAGTGACAACGATGGGTTAAGCCGCTCCATCAGTTCGATGCCGGCCTCCTTGATGCTGTTGCGGTATTGTGCCATTTTAGCCTCGTTGGTGTCGGAGTTGATGGCAGCCTGTTCCATGGCGATGTTCGTATCCGTGACAGCTTCTGTGTATTGACGTACTCCATCCGCATTGTCAATCAGGATAGTGGCGGCAGAATAGGCTTCTTCGCCGAACATGGTTTGGATCTGTGCCGCTGTCAGGGACTTTTTGTTCAGGTTCTCGAGTGCGGTCTGCAAGCCTACTACCTTCGGGTTGGTTTCATCCGGTCCGGTCTGCAGTACCAGGAAGAACTTACGGAGTGCGGTACCGGCCGGTTCTGCCTCCAGTCCTTTTTCTGCCAGCATCTGGATGGTACCCTGCAGCTGCTCGATGCTCACCCCAGCACCGGAGGCGGCTACACCCGCATTCTTGATGGATGCAGCCTGAGCGGAAACATCGGCTGCACCTTCTTTGGATCCGGCGGCCAGCACATTCACATAGCGGGCTGCCTGGTCGGCTGATTCTCCGTACATGTTAAGGGATACGGTGGTGGCTGTCACGGCATCCTTCAGGTCGATTTTGGCTGCTGCAGCCAGTCGCATGGCTTCGATAGTGACGGCGTTCAGGGCTTCCTTGTCCTTCAGAAGCTCCGGTTTCTTGGAACCGATGAGCATGTATGCCTGAAGAATTTCGTCGGATGACTGACGGATGCGCAAGCCGGACTCGTCCATGGTAGTGGACAGTTGCTCGGCCTGTTTTGTAAGCCACTGGATAGATTCATCATCCAGTCCGGTCAAAGCCTTCAACTCTGCCTGGGAGGATTCCTTGGAGTCGCGGTTGTTGCGAAGGGTATTAAGGGCCATAGACACGCCCGTGATGGTGGCTGCACCCGTCGCCAACAGGCCGCCCCATTTAGCAAAACCGTTGTTGAAGCGGGACAACCATCCTTCTGTCTCCTGTACTTCAGTCTTTATCTTCTGAAGTTCGGCCGTCACCAGTTTGGCCTGCTGCTGGTAGTATTTCCACTCTGCAGAACCTCGCTTAATATGTCCGCTGTTCAGCTGTCGGTTGATGGCTGTTAGGGTGGCACGAAGTTCTTTAGGCGTGGCTTTGTCGAGGTTATTCATTACCTCAGTAAGCGCCGTGGTATCTTTCTTCAGCGTCTTAATCTGAGCTTCCGTTTTCCGAAGCTCGGAAGTGACCTGCTTGATTTTAGATGTATCACCGGCTTGGTAAGCATCTGCCAGCTCCTTTTTTAATCCGGACGCAATCGTTTCCAGATTCTTGAGTTCTTGCTTTGCTTCTTCACCGTTTACGCGGACCTCGACGGTTGCTACCTGGTCTATAGCCATATTATTTCTTGTTTAAGATTACACGAATTTTGTACACTGCAAACAGCACAAAGAGAATAAGCACTACGATGGTGAATACCATGCAGAACTTCTGCCATGGGGTAAGCCTCCTTTCTATTTCTATCGTCTGCACTGATTTTTGAATGATTGTACTGTCTTTCCCTGAAATGAATACCGTATCTGAAGGTACCTTGAAGTCTGCCATCAGGTTACCCATGGAATCAAGTTTGAACCGTAGACGTGCGTTTTCGGACTGTGCCATGTCCAACCAGGAAAGGACGACGCGACCGTTCGAGTCGCATTCCAGCAAGGCCCGGATGGATGCGGAATCAGCCGGGCGGAATACCGGCACCAGTTTGTCATGCACGATGATCTGTGTGTGACTGTCTGAAGTAAGGTGCTTCCCGGATTTACACCCGAGAAACACTGAACCACACACAAAGAAGAAAAAAAGTATGATTAAAGCTCTCATAACAATGCCCATCCTTTTTCTACATCTGCCATAACAGCGGGGACGCCATTCTCGACCTGAGAAATTGCGGCCGCGAAGGCGCACATGGTTGTTTTATCGTCCACGTCAGGGATGTAGGTTGTCGGTACCTGCATCTCCTGGCATACGCGTGAAATGTAGCCTGATGTGTTGTTTTCGGTTCTGGGTGCCCACCGGCTGATGAAGTCTGCAATCGTCTGGCATCCGTATTTCCGGCGGTAGTTCTGTAGCAGCTTGATTAATGCCCGGTAACCGTGGGCCATGTCTTCGAATTCTTCGAAGGTGTTGTCTTGTTTTTTAGATGCAGGAATCTCTCCCTGCCAGTCTGTCGCATCTGAGTTGCGGATGTTGCCTGGATTGTTGTTGCGCAGGCCTCGTGGTAGCTGTTTCATTTTTTCACTCCTTCCTTAATCGTTTTGATAATTTTTTGAGCTTCTTCTGGTGTAGCACATTCTGTAATCCGCATAGCCAAATCGGCTACCTCTGCCGCATGACTCTTTTTCTTCTTAAAGTTTTCTATGACAGACAAGCCTTCGACAATCAGCACGCCAAGTGTGCCGATAACTGCCCCGTATGGTAAGTTGTACCAGGGGAAGCATAGTCCCAGAATGTCAATCATGATAAAGAAAAGAAGCAGCCGGAAATAGTCGACGATTTTTGTTCCGGTCTTACGCAGCGGGCGGCTGCATATTCTCTCTCTGTTTGCTCTGGCTGCATCGATACCCGTCCATAAATCCAGCATACAGACGCTGCATATCAGTATCAGGCAGATGAAAATAATAGTCACGCCGGAGCGGATGTCTTGTGTGATAAATCCTACATATTTTTCCATGTTTATTTTGTGTTTTTCTCAAAGGTATTATGTAGGAGAGGGGGGTAAAAAGACAATCCCTGCGGTGAATAATTGCAGAAATTTAGACTATGAGGGAACGGTTTAAATGATTTCACTAAAAAAAGTAGTACAAATACACTATTTACAGTTATATCCCTTGGAGTGTATTGTAGCCCATTTTTTGTCTATAGAAGTTTCCTGTTTTGGGTAACTTGTAGATTTTCAGGTTTTTCTATGTCAAAAACAGTTTTTATATTTGTATGTAATAAAAATAAGAGGAATGGATTTATTGGGAACAACATTTTCTGTAAACGGCAAGGTTCATGATTTGATTCTTGGTGTATATGATCTGGCCCAACTCTCTGCTGAGGATATAATTCGTATCAAAAAGAGGGGGATTGAACAATTTAAACTTCGTTGGGGTATTTCGAGCGAAGTAGATTGGTTTCTTTAAACAGAAACGTCATCTGAATAAACAGATGACGTTTTGTTTTACGTATGAAGTAAACATCTTCCAGTTTCTTGAATATTAGAGACATCATTCTATGTACTTTAATAATAATTCACCGATAGAAGTTAAAGAGTATTTGTCATTGCTATTTCCTTTTGCATCCCCAAAATCAAAAGTACTTTTTTCAATAAAACCTGCAGCTAATAAAGTTTCTGTGCAGCCTGGTATATAGTTGGGTTGAATATATTCTTTTAAGTAACATAAATCTATATACGGGCATTTATCTATCATAAATGATAATCTTATTAAATCCTCTGTTGTAATATCATCATAAGCTCTAGCCTTGAAGAGTTTGCAAATTAATTTTATCTTTTGTGGATGGTCTAATTTATCTAATAATGATAGAATCATTTCACCGGCATCGATTTGATTCCTGCGAGATAATTCACTAATGAGTTCATACCTTTTCTCTTTTGGTATATCATTTATTCCTTTAAGAAATTCTAGACATTTTTTCATGAAAAAGGTGTCACTTATTGATGTGGAAATATGTATAAAACTTCCAATTATTGGAAGTTTTATATTGACCAAAGATTGAATACCATCTGATAATAGGTCATTAATAATATCTGAACTGATTTTATTAATATTGTCGTCTAAAAGTGATTGCGACATTGCTGTTGTTAAATTTTTATTGTCCATATTTTTATTATTATATATATAAATATACCTTTAATTTTAAAAAGGTGGCTTTTGTTGAATAAAAATCAAATATTTTTGATGAGATTTATATACAAGCTATTGTAAACTTACCGAGCTATCTACTGTGGTCTGTGAGAATAACTCAGTAATTCCAATTTATTCTGCGAATTTTGTACTTTCGTAGCACAAATAATACATTAAACCTTACAAGTATGAATCATATTTTATCAGATTTTTTATCAGACACCATCACCAGTCTGGAAAACTTGCGAAAGAACGATGTATGCAAAGAGTTTTCTTGCATCTTTAATTGTGCAGAACTGGAAGATTATATTAATCATAATATTACTGAGTCAATACAGTTTTGCGAACTGTTCAAGGAGCTAATGGAGATTAAAGGCCCTGTATTATACTGGTATGAGGTAATCTCAAATCATTCAAATGATGAAATCATAAATTCATTGCAGATGTATGAGCGGAAACAAAACCACAGAGCCATTCCTGTTTTCTATAAAGGGTACAATAGGAATACAAGAATCTTGTATGTGGGAAAATGTAAAGAAAAGTTCTGGGGGCGTGTCATTCAGCATTTGGGATATTTCAATACGCCAACAACACAAGGGCTTCAGCTTTACCATTGGGCAAAGGAACTTCATCTGGAGGTAAAATTACATGCCTTGGAGTTTACAAAAGACATGGCGGATATCATACCTATTGTGGAATCGTATTTTGCAAAAAGATTACATCCGTTAGTAGGCAAGCATATCTAAAGACATGTTGAGAATAGCAATATTAGGGTACTACCAGAGGGAGGATAATTCCTCCCTTTATTTACTTTCCCCTTGATTTGAAGCATCCCCAATTAAAGGACACTAAATTTATAAACTTACCGAGTTATCTACTAATGCGCAGAATGAATAGCTGTAATTACTTAATGCATATTCTTTACTGTCTATTTTTGCACTATGTATCTTGTCAGCACTATCGCATAGATTTCCTCTTGAACCTTCTTTTCTCCCATCTCTATATGCTGTTCCATTAAAACCATAATATAATTTACAGCCAAGAGGATTTTCTGTACACTCAATAGTAACTTCATCATCATACACAGATACATTTTTAATTATATCATTGTCTGATGAATTAAGTACTGCAAATCCTTTATTCTCAACTCCTTTTACAAATGAGGTGTTAAATTGTAAAGGTGGTACAGGGACATTATATTTTATTTTTATATTGTTTCCATCAACAGAAAAACTATTAGGAGTCAATCCTATAATCTTTCTATCTCTTAATAAAATAGAATATAAGGAAATACCACAATATGCTCCCATCATTTTTTCTCCAACGGATGTAAGATGTATCATTTCTTTTTCCGAATGGTCTAAGATGTAAGCAGGATTGCAAGCAACAAACATGTCGTTATCTCTTACAAGTTCCATCTGCGCTGTCGGAATATCCATCGCCGTGTTTGTAAAGGTTGGATATTTAATAGTAGATACAATGTTTTGGCTACATGTCTGGTATAGTATAACCTTTACATCGTTTTTTTGACCAGTTATTCCCTTAACCGCTAAATTAAAATTTGTTGCAAATTCAGATAATTGTTTTTTATAAGATTCATAATCCGTGCCTTCTGCCTTCTGGTCAGTTTCTCCTTGTATGTAAATAATAGCAGGAACATTAAATGTATATTGTTTCTTAACAGCAACATTTAACCCCCCTTTTATGGCATTAATAAGACCTTGATAGTATTCTGTCATTAATTCTGAAATTGTTTTAGAACCAACTCCACAACTTACAAAAAGAAATTTGTGAGAATCCCAAAAGTGGCTGTAAGCATTTATTCCGTTCTCTTTTTGAATAAGCTCAATAGTCTGTTCTAAACAGCCACTTGCAACAGTTTCTCCTGTCCCTGCGCTATCTTCTGTAACTCCTCCATCTCTTTCTTGTAAAGGAACAAACTCTGAAAAATAGTCAACCTCTTTTTGAGACGCTAATAATCCCGTTGAAAACATTATTCCTGCTGGGTATTTTGACTGCTTGGTTATACAAGGTGTCGCAGCAGCACCTACGCTTAATGACTGCCCAAAGATTGGTATCATGTTTATATTAGCCATATCCTTATATAAACCCTGTTGCAAAATACCATTATTATCATTGGCTCCTGAATGAGAAATTCTACCAAATTCTACAATATAGTTCTTGGCGTTAATATCTATTACCGATATTTCTGCATAAATAGCATTTGATGGTTTATAAAATTCCATAAATTTATATCCATCTGTATTATCTCCTATAGCTCTTGGTTTAATTTCTGTATTATTGTTATCAATCCATTTTACGTAGCATATTGCATTTGAAAATCTCGTGTATATTTTAATAATGTCTATATTATCAATTAACACCTTATCTGTTTTAGCCCAATTAGCATTTGAAATTGGATTACCATCAGAAGCGGAATTTGCAGAGCCAACTGTCAATCCTATTTCAGCAGTAACATCTTTAAACGACTTGTAATAGCCGTTATTAATCAAATCCGATAATCTTTCCAATTCAACTTTAGAATATACTTTAACATAAGGTTTTCTATCTAAAGTATGATTGTATCTATAGCTTGTATATGCTTTTACCGCATTATTGGGTACATACTCCTTTAAAACAGTATATTCCGTATTATTTACGGTTTTAATATCTCCTATTGTATTGCCTTCATTGTCTTTAAAGCATAAAGAGCACCCTAAAGAAAAGTGAGTTCCTCCAACCTCTATTAGACTAACGTCAGTAACATCAATTTCGGCATAAGAAAAGTTTTCTAATTTAACAACTGTTTCTCCGTCATTTTTTAGATACGCCCCACTGTATATAACCTTAGTTGTTATATTAGAATCTAATATAACTAATTCTTCTAGTCTTGCAATTCTTTTTGATACTGAAAAAGCTTTGTATCCTTTACTAGTAACCCAACATAATCTTGCCATGTAGGCTTCTTTAGGTTTTTCTAAAGATAATAATTTATTAGAGGTTTCTCCACTTAATGGAACAGCCTTTGCTAATGGCCTATTTTGTGAATCATAAAATGCTATATTGCAAAATGCACTATTTGTATAAGTATAGATAGAAAGTGCCTCTATATTAGATAGATTAGATATTTCAGCAATAGTAGCATTTGCATTTTCATATACTATCCCCTGTGGGTTTATAGCTTTACCATTAATAGGTGTTAGTTGAATCTCTTCTGCGTATGAATCAACCCCCAATGATGATTTTATTTGATTATCTAACTCGGTAAGTTTATCATCCCGCTCTTTCAGTTCTTCATCGGTTTGAGTTTTGTCATAGTAATCCTGCTCGAGCTTGTTTATGTGTTCCAGCATTGCCGTGCCTACACGGGTGGCTGTGTTCTGTTTGTTTGTTTTTTCGTCGCGGATCTGGATGGCCAGTTGCTTTAATTCTTCGAATGTTTTTGTTGCCATAATTCTGAGTTTTTTACGAAGTAAACTTACCGAGTTAGATTTCAAAAAGACATTGTTTTATTTACGCTTGTGCGTTCCGTATAAACGTGATTTGAGAGTAGTGCTGCGCTTATGGTTTGCTTCCTCGATTTTATCGACAAGCAAGCCGCAGAACTCTTCGCCGTACATGTAGGCCATCTGTTCCTTCAGTACCATGATGGATGCAAAGTAGGGGCGGGAAAACCATTCTCGAGGTTTACGCGGATTGCCGGATGTATAGTATCCACCGGGCTTAGGGCCAACTTTGCGAGGTACATTTAACCCGTGTTCCTCACGATAAACCGGGTTTAATATCTCTAAGTCACCGCCATTACCTTTGGTATATCCGTTGCCGACACCCATGTCCTGGTATATGCCGTACTCCAGAAACTTGTGCTGGATGGTGGATACCGAGTCAGTGGCAGATATGACGTTATCGCGTATCTGCTGGTGAAGCGAGTAGGTATTAATGACGTGCAGCCTCTCAATCTTTTCACGCCAGATATTCACCATCATTTCTGCCCAGGCTTCCTGATATTTTCTGCGGTCTTCATCGGTAGCCGCCGGCCTGTTTGTGTCTGTATTAGCCATTCCACTCGTCCTCCTTATAACATAAATCTGTGGGTTCGGTCAGTTCGACCATAAAGTATAAGCCGGTACATCCGGAAATAAAGTATTCTCCCAGTTCACGGGTGTAGATGCGGGATACATTCAGGAAGGATAAATCCAGGTCTTCGTAGATGTATTTGTCACGAATCATTCGGGAATGGAACTGTCTGAATATCTGCCGGCAGATGTCCAGCTTTGCCGCACGCTCGGTCATGTCGTCGTAGCGGTAACGAATCAGGAGGAATACTGTGAAGGTGCGCTTCTTGAACCAGCCGCCTCCGATTTGTTCGGTGGCTGCGTCGTTGGTATCGTCGACACAGACGAAAGCGGATTGTTTCCGGAAATTGTCGAGTACATCCTGGAGTGAATTGATACCGCTGCAGGAACATGGAAAGAATGAGTTGGCTTTGGCCAGCTTGTTCTTTTCGGTCAGTTCTTTAAAATAGGCGTGGCCGTCAAAGAATTTACTTGTGTCCATTTTGTTTTGATTTTAGAATTTGAATATCGTGTGCTTTGGCGTCCAGCTCGGTCAGGGCCCGCCAGCACTCCATCTGCAGGACTTCCTTTTCTTTCGTCACGTCGCCGCCAGTTAGTGCCCGGATCTGGGCGTTCATCGCGCCCATTAGGTCGGGCAGTTCCGGCTGATCAGCGTCGGTCCTCTGGTGGAACGGCTGAAAGAAATGGGGAAAAAGGGAGGCGAAGTACAGTTTGATGCTTCCCCACCAGAGGAATACGGAAACCAGTTCGTATTCCTTGATGCGGGAAAAGGAGGCTTTCAGTGAGCTTCTGACGCCCGGCTTCTTTTTGTAGAGGAAACCATATAAGGCTTTGAGTTGGGAAACGTTCTGCGAATATAGGTAGCCCTGGTAGTGGTTCTCACAACAAAGGTAATCTTCGAAGCTCAGTCCGTGCAGCATCGCATCAATGGCGTATCGACCGCCTATCTTGTCCAGCCGGACGGGATAAGCGTTGGGCTCGGAGATGAAATCAATCTGCCGGAGGAAGCTGCGTATTTGCCAGTCCTGAAGGATGAACCTCAGTTTCTTGTGCCAGTTCAGGCGGAAGGTGCAGAGCCATCCTCCTTTCACTCGCTTCCGGACACGGATTCCGGTGAAGCGCATGAAGACGTAAGTCTTAGCCTTGACCGGAGAAAACAGGGTGATGACCAGGAACACGTACCGAAGCTGTTCCTGGTTGAGCTGCTGCCAGGAAGTGGGGAACCGGAAGTCGAGGATTCTACCCCCAAAAGTATGTGGAATCATCTTTTTCATTCTGATAAGTCTGGAAATGTTTGACTTTGTAGGCCTCGGAGTCCTTGTAGCTGGTGAATACCTCTACTTTGGATTCTGCGTAGTTCTCGATGCGTTCCAGCATGCTCTTTGCTGCCGACCAGTTCTTTGCGATGCAGAAGCCGATGAACTTGCACATGTAGTCGGCCATGGCAGACTCTTCTTTGGTGAATGCATTGTGCCGGGCCTGTTCGAGGATGTGGTCGAAGAACTCGGCCGACACGTGCTGTCGAATCTTTTCTTCTGCCTGGTACATCTTTGTCCGGAACTCGAGCAGCTTGGAACGGTGTACGTCTGCTGAAGGAAAATCAACGTACATTTTCAGTTGTTTGGCTGTATACATCAGGTTCGGGATGTTGATACGGGCCTGTGCCGTATCTGCCCAGCTGGTACCGACCAGCAGCTCCAGACATCGGTCGTAGGTATCTTCGGCTGCGTTGGTGACTTGCTGCAGCAGGTTCTTCACTCTGTCGGCCGAAGCTGGGGCCAGATTCTGGTTAGACACCACACCGAAGCCGGTGGGGGTCAGTACCAGGTCGAGTTGTGGTATCTGCTCCTGGTAGGTACGCAGACAAACCAGCTTTGTGACCGCCTGCTCGAGTCCGGGAACAGTATCTAATTTATCTGCCATGTCACCCAGCAGCACGCAGTTGATGCTTTGAAGCGTGTCGTCCAGGTGAGGAGCAATCATATCATACACCTCTGCCGTGGAATTGGTGGCAGAGGAACAAATCTTCTCGAAAATCTCTTGTGAAAATGTGATAGCCATATTGATTCGTTTTAGGATTTGTTTTCAAGATCTGAAGCTGTCTTTTGTTTGGCGTCGGTGTTCTGGTCAAGGGTGGTGAGCAGCACCATGGGTACATCCGGATACACCTTCTCACTCCAGCCGTTATACTCGATGACGATGTTATGCGGGATGTTCATCAGGTCGTGGAAAGGAATCTCCAGTGCCTGCTTGAGCGTGAACAGCTCGCGCTTGTCTGAACCGGAGTTGTTACTCTGTCCCTTGCCAGGTGTGGCACCTACCAGGTTGGGATGGATGTTGTCGCCGTAGCAGGTGATATTGCTGGCTTCCTGGATGTCTTCGCTCCAGTCGCCGCCTTCTTTGCCGGTCTCTACCACATTGATACGTACCATCCGGACCTCACGGCCATTCGGGTCGATGTAGTATCCGGTTATCCAAACTTTGCCGCTGTTTTCGATTCCGGAAACAAAGTTCTTGATGTTTTCCTTCTCCTTTTTGATACGCTCCATCTTCTTCAGCGGGTCGGTAATATGCTCTTCCGCACAGATGTTACTCCAGTAGTCCTTGTGTACTTCGACCTGGTACTTTACGCTGGCATGGTTGCGGAGCTTCGCTTTCTTGCCTTTCCCAATCAGTCGCTTGATGTCGTACCAGTCGCCCCGGAAAATGCTGGTGTAGTAGGGGATGGGGTAATACTGGAAGCCGGGGGTGGGAAAGCGCACAAGGATAGCGAATTTACGGTCATCAGTACGGACTCTTGTTTCGCCGTCGCGCCCAGGTTCACGCCCCATGAGCACCATCAGGTCGCCCAGCGGGTCACGCGGATCCAGCAGACGGATGACTTCGTAGTCTTCCGGACGGAGCGAAGCGTTTTCGCGGAAATTGGCATAAATCACGTGATTGATTTTGCCCCTTCTGGCCTGTTGGAAACGGCAGTAGCAGGCCTCTTTGTGAATGAGCCGGTTGATTCTTTTGCCGTCCCTGGAAAGAATGATGACCGACACACAGAAAAAGAAATACTTCATGTCTGTAGCCTGCTCGAGCTGGAATAGCGAGAGGCTGTTGTGAATCAGCCAGCGCTTGATTTCGGGATGGGTTGTCGGCTGTCTGGTGTCTACGTCCATGTACTTCAGTCCGGCACCGTAACAGGTGATGACGTTGAACAACTTATTTTGACTCATCACTTCGTCGATGCCTATCATCTTGATGATATTAAACGGAAGCTGGTTGTCTTCACCGAAATTGACATACGCCATGCCTTTCCGTCCGGGAACAGGCGTCGTCTTCACATTTGCATCTTCATCGAATACCAGGCTGCTGTCTTCTACGGAGGCCATTTCAGTGACCACGTTGGAAACCTCGATGTCAAATATCTCACCAGGCATGAAGTCGCCGTCGTATTGCTGGATTGTCTTGTCCATATTAAAGGTAAATTGTCATGTTGTTAATTTCGAAAAGGGATATGTCGCGGAAGGAACGGATTACGCCGGATGCCGGAAGGCGAACCCGATGGAGTCCTTGTCGCCAGTGCGAGCCGACGCACACCGCGCCTTTGTATTCCAGAATGTCACCTGTGCTGAGTTTCCAGAGCTTCAGGTTGCAGGGCTGCCCGGACTCGAGCAGCCTTAATGCGTCTTTGATATGTATTACGTTCATAGGCTTTAATTGTATGTGTCATCGAATGAGTCATCGAAAATGTCCGGAAGCAGACGGAGCCGCTGCTGGTACCGGGATGCGAAGATGTAGGAAACAGTGAAAGCAAACAGTCCGTCGTCTTCATCGCTCCGGCTGGTATTGCTTTCGGTGATGGTTATCGGGATGTCGCCGGATTCATCCATCAGCCAGACTTCGGTAGCCCTTGCCACATCGTCGGCCAGGTTGAACATGCCTTCGGGGATGTAACCTGTATTGAGTGTGTGCTTGCGCTGCTCGTCTACGTAATAGTTCTTGTATTGCCCGGCGAAGTAAGCTGCACTCCGGGTCAGTTCCGGCTCTACCGTATCTCCGCCCACAAGGTAGAATGTTTCGACACATCCGAACGAGTTTCGGAACTTCAGGCCGGCGGATTCCGGTTCGTCCTGGTCTACGCGGAAAGTCTGCTTCCGGGCACCGGCCAGGATGGTGTACCGCAACAGCCGGTAGCCGGACTGGGTAAATCGGGAAGGGGATACGTCTATAGAGCAGATACCGTAGTCGGCCACATTGCCCAGTGAACGGGTGGATTTGAGAAGCTGGTTCTGCTCGTTGACGAAGACACATTCTGCCGTCACTGGAATAGTCGTGCCGCCTGAAGACAAACTTCCGGTAGTAAGGTAGAGGGTTTCCGTGCGGTTAAAAGAGGTTATTTTGTCACGCCCGGCCAAAGTCGTCAGGAAATAGTTCATCACGAAATCTACTCCGCTGCAGGGGATGATGGGACGGCATAACAGCACCGTGAAGGTCTTGCTGATGGTGGTTTCACTGGAAGCGGATACCTTGTAGCTGAACTGAAGCATCGGTGAACCGATAAGGTAAGGCTCCATGAGTGAAAACAAATCAAGAATGTGTATCTGGTTGCTGGCGTCCTGAGTATAGGTTTCTTGCAGAATGACCGTATTTGCTTGCTTCAGCACAAAGGTTACCCTTTTGTCTGCGCTGATTGTGAAGTTGTCCAGCTGTGAGGACAGGACGAAATCGGGTATATCTTGTGGAATAGTGAGCATAATTCTTTGTTTTTCTCAAAGATACCCGGCTACGGAAAGGGGTAAAAAGACAAAAGGTGCAGCGTCTTCACGACGCCACACCTCAATATAAATGTAGAAAAAATGTAATCATCTAAAAACTTGCAGTCTATCTGCGCTGCATCATCCATGCCGGCCGGCCATCGGGGCCGATGGTGAGTTTGTAATTTAACTCTACCAGGGTAGCGGCAATCTGGTTGATGCTGATTTCTGCCATATCTGACAGCTCATCCTGAATCTGTTGGGATGTCTTGTAGATAACACTGTCGCTCTCCTTATCTACCGGAAGATATTCCTGGAAGTAGCGGAGAAGGATATATTTGTCGAATTTGATTTTATCGGTTGCCATGTTCTGCCTCCTTTCTGTCGCTCAATGCGATTCCCATAATTTTATACAATGTCTCAAAATCTTCGCGGGGACACATTATAGAGTCACGCCCATTCATGAATATCTGGTACTCTTCTATGAACAAGCCTTTCTCGTTGTAATAGGCTGTCTTTTGTACCTTGAAGCTGGTTTTATCATCATCCATTATAAACCTCCTTTCTTGCAAAGTAAGATGGAACAGGCAAACCAGCAGAGGCAAGCAATGGCGGCCAGCCAATGGGTGAATACGGAGCCAGTTAGGATACTGAAGGAAGCCAGTGCCTGAGAAATAAGTACAGCCTGGCGGTTGGAAACTTTCTCTTCCATGATGGAGGAGAACAGTACATTTTCACGATTCAGCCATAACGATATACGGCTTTGCTTTGCCTGGCTTGCAGGCAGGACAATTTGATTTTTCATTTTTGTAACGCGGTTAAAATGAAACAATATATGGTTAAAATACGGGAAAGGAAACAAGAAAGGTTCCGCTTTCCCGTCGCGTTACACCTGATACAGGCAGTGGGCGCATTAACGCTCCACACGGGGGTCGGAACCATAAGTTATATAGCTAGAGCTATGGACATAAAAAATGCCCGCAGCAAAGTTATTTGGCGAGCCATCCTCGCCTGTATCAAATGTAACGCATTGCAAATGTATGTTTTTGTTTTGGAATGGCAAAAGAAAAAGCGGAAACTTTTTATGGTTCCCGCTTTTTCTATAAGTATTATGTTGATTATCGAACATAGTAAGAGGACTACGAAAGATATTTATTTGTTATCTTGGGGAGATAAAAAGAATTCTTTTTCGTGAGTACCTAAATTCTCTATAATAAGGAATTTGTAAGTCCAGTTTTTAATGTCCTCCCATTTTCCACCTAAATAAACCATTTGTATTTTATATACATAAGAAGATTTGACACCAAAAGAGTTTTTCGCATCAAAGTTTCTGGTAACAGTAAAAATAGAGTCATTTTCTACGGTTCCATTATATCCACCATAAAATTCTACTTCATTAGGATGTGTAAGTCTATCTTTTATGTAATACTCAGACATAATCCCTGCACCTGTTAAAGATACAGGTCTTTCACCACAACTTGTTACAACGACAAGTAAAATAATCAAATAAAAAAATTTTCTCATATGTAGTTCTTTATTATTTCTAAGGATTTAACGTAATAGATTTCTTTCTCCTTACAGCTTTAGAAAGATCATCTTTTCTTCTAAAATGGCTATTCTCGTTATCATCTAAAATTTCAAAAACACCATCCCCTATATAATTAGCAATCTTACCTAAGCATCTGTCTCCATTTGAAGAGAAAAAAACCAAATCACCTTTTTGATATGATTTATTTTGAGAACCGTCTGATAAAGGCCAACTTGTTTTCTCTGTATTATTCAGTTTGTAACTTAATTCATTTATTGCATTAAGTATCAAACTTGTATCAGCTGTCATCTTATGTTTGTTAGGTAAAACGGCCTTTTCAATAGATAATAAATTCAATAGTGAATTTATCTCGTCTTCTTTGGCTGATTCTGTTTCCTGTAAAGCCTTTGTTATTTCTGAGACGCTGTTATTAACCTCGTCTATTCTTAAATTAGCATTATAAGATAAAGTTCTCACACTGGATATATCAAAAGGCATTGCTGTTTTGTTGTCTCTAATCAAAACGGTTTTTTTATTAAAGGCTTGTCTAAAACCTAATTCGTAGAAAACATTGGCATTTCGTGAACTTATGTCACAGATAGCCATATCAGCTTTTAATATCTGTTGTAATATGTCGACTATAATAACATTTGCTTTTGACGTATCGTCAGCTCGTATTGGCTCAAATCCTGCATTTTTGCATGCTGGTTTAATGATGTACTCATATACTCGTGTAAAATGCCCTTTGTCATATCCATCCACATCACTTATAGGCATTATGACAAAGCATGTCTTTGAAGGCTTTTCTTCTTTGATTTCGTCTTTTGTTTCTTCACTCATGGCTTAAAATAATCTTTTTGCTTCAAAAGCCTTTTCGGCATCAAACTCTAATCCGACTTCTTTCATCATTTTATTATATTTCCCCATCACGGCCTTTAATCTTTCGACGCTAACGGTGAGAGAATTCTGTACGATAGTATCGGCTAAAATCATTTCCATCAAGGCAGTTTTGGCTTTTTCTTTTTCACCCATACCTAAGTACAGGGCAAACATGGTAGATGATGTTATTCCATTTTTGGAAATCTTATTTTTGATGTTACTCACGTTGGAACAGAGTACAAAAAAGCATATTAAGGTAACGACCTCGAGAATCGCGGTCAGATAAATTACTGTTTCAAAATCCATATCTTACTTGTTTTTGATTTAAAATAAATTTTGTTGTTGTGGCTCTTTTGCAGATTCTTTGTATTTCTTAATCATGCCGAGCATAAGTTCATCTCTTTCTATGCCCTGGTTAATTGCTTCAATCATCTGCGGAGTCGTGTTCTTATCTTTCAAGTCCTTCTTGTTCTGACGAAGCTGGCCACTTGCCCGGGTGTTTAATGATTCAAGTACGATAGATTCTGTAGTGAATTTCAGTTTCCGGTAAGGAGTTGCGCTACCGTTGATTAGGTCTTCGAGCATCTGGAAGAATTCGTCTTTCTCTCCACTCTTGAATTTGTTCATCAGGTAATCTGATACTACCACGACGTCAAGGTCTTTGTCGAAGTTCGTGGTTCTGGCATATCCGCCCACATTACCCAGCAGCTGCATGAAGATGTCCAGCCTTCCTGCCATTCCTGGCGAGATAAAGATTTCTCGATTGTAGAATGTCAATTCTCCACTGTCCATAAAGGTCTTGAACCACAAAGCGTCGTAGGTCAAGTTTACATTTTCTTTTTTGATAGCCATATTCTTAGTGTTTAGTTATTTCGTTCATAATTTCGCATAATTCTTTCTCGTAAATGATCCGGATGTTATTTCCTTTGGCATTGAGTTCTTCAATCTTTTTGAGTTTAGACGGGCCGGCACCTTCTCCGACGATGACAATGTTTGTCTTGCCTGATATTGTTGTATTTATGTCTGCACCGAATGATTTTAGGATAGAACCGAGTTCATCACGGTCAGGATAGGCGCAAAAGATGCCTGTAATTACAACTTTCTTTTGGAAGAAAATTGTATCCTTATTTTCTACCTCTTCTTCGGACAAAGGCATCAGGGTGTCATGGTCGTACTTGCGAGCTTCCTTATTTGCCATTACTTCCTTCAGGTCATAATGTGCAAGGTCTTTCGCCAGGTGTCCCTGGTAGCAAAGGTAAAGCTTTGCACAGGCTTCCGCATCAGCCAGTGCGTCGTGATGGTTGACAAGCTGGATGCCGTTTTCTTCACAGCATGCTTTCAGGCCTTTGCCGTACAGTTCGAGTGTATCGACGTAGTGGCTTAGGTCAATTCCGGTCAGGCCATAGTATTCCATACAGCTTCTGAAGATGTTGATGTCTGTGGAGCTGTTGTGACATACAATCGGAAGATCTTCGATGAGGGATTTTAGTAACGGGAACAATTCGGAGAAGGTGGGGGCGTCGGCTATCATCTCATCCGTCAGGCCGTGTACATGGGTGTTACGTTCAGTCCTGGAGTCTGGTATCGGTTTGATAAGTGAGTAGAACTTCTGGCTGATAACCCCGTTGTGGACTCTTACAAGACCTATGGCGCATGCACTGGTCAGTTCCGGTGTCATGGTTTCAAAGTCTATTGCGATAAAATCTTGTGTTTCCATTTGTGTCTATTAAATTTGTTATAAAAATAATAGTCCAAATGTAATAAAATGTTGAGAGGAGGGCAAAAAATAAGCGGAAACTTTTGGGGGAGTTTCCGCTGGGATAAATAGAAAATATTAAAGAGTTGATAAAAGTAGATTTTTCTTTTGAAACGTTCGATAATCTAACTCCGATAGATACTTTTTAATTTTATCATCATCGATGTGGTCTTTAATTCGGTAAATTGCAAAATCACAATATTCATAAAGCATTTGTGTGTGCTTTTCGTTCATGTTGCGTAATTGAATTAAAATATTTTGTCTAGACTCTTCATCATAAGTGAAAATTCTAACTTTTATTTTCTCATTATCAGGCTTGACAGCACATTGTTTGCGAAAAAAATCAGCAAAATATGGATAATCAGTAGAACCTAAAGAGTGTCCAAAAAATATGACTTCATCTGCTTGATCTAATTTTGATTTTATATTGTGCGATGTATAGTAAGGACTATGTGATTTAATCATGAAACAATAGCTGTCGTCTACCTCAATATCATCTTGGAAACCTAAAATAATAGAGGTGTCATCTTCTTCTGTTTGCCTTGACTCTAGGCTACCATGCATATAACTGACTGGAATCATTAATTTTTCATCTTTAATGAATGGCATCAGTTTATTTATATCCGTATAATTAAAAGTTATTAGTTCTGAATTACTACCTGTGCTGTTTAAGAGCCTTAAAATCTTAAGTCCATACGAGTCTGTATTCACTTTATTATAGCTGATATTTTTTAAGTAGTCACAAAGGGCAATTCTAAGTTGCTGGAAAGTTTGTTTTTCTCTTTCTGAAACGGGAATAAATACTTTTTCAGGTTTAAAATTATCCAGTATTTTCCTAGAGGCTAATTTAGCTAATTCTGTTTCGACATCAATCCAACCATTTATTTTTTCTCTATATTTTAAATAATTAAAAATGTTAATATTGCTATTGAAACGTTCTAAATCATATTTCGTAAAACCAATTGTTACATGACTCTTAAAATAAGGACTATCCAAAAAATCATGATAGCTTGTTTTGAGATTCAAGTCTAAATCAAATCCGTTACCTATAATGAAAAGTGTCCTATGTGCAGTGGGATTATTCATGATGATATTTATTTGTCTTTAATCAATTTGATTAATTCTGGTATTTTTTCATAAGGTAAAGCATCTTGCTTTTCCAGTTTTTGGAGGGTTGTTTCGTCTATGTGTATGCCATCCATATTGCGAAGGTGATTGTCGATTAAGTGGGAGATGGCTTCGTTGATTTTAGACATGGATTCTCCAATATCTACAGAGAGTGTATTCAAAGCTTGAAGGAGGCCTTCAATATATTCAACTTCATAAATTTGACGTGCCAAGACTACCATTTGTCTTTGGGCACGATTCATTTGAGTTATAAATCCCCAAAGGAGGCCGACCACTACAGGAATGGGAAGAATGGTAGTCCAATATTGTTCCCAGGTTGGAAGGAGAATAGCATTGTTTATTTTTTGACATACAATAAACTCTATAGCAACAAGAATTAGGACAAGCGCTGAGGATGCCCATTTATAGATGTTGTATAAAGACTTTAACCTCTGATGTTCTTTCTCAAGTCTATCAATTGGTATTTTTAGTCCTTTAAATGCATCTGATATTTTTGTTTTCCAATTTTCAATTGCATTTTCTTTTTCTTTGGCTTTTTCGAGTTCTAATTTATATTGTGTTGCAAGTTTTTTTTGTTCTTCAAGACTCTTTTTTAGACCCTCTAACTCTTTTTTCTTCTCTTGTGCCTCAATTAATTTATGTTTTGCTTCATTGAGTTCATTTAGGAGGCGTGAGTATTCTTCATAACTTTTAAGTTCAGTAAGTCTCTTCGCGGAATTTTTCCTTTTTTCCTCTTCAAGTTTTTTATTTGCTTGTTCTAATTCTCTTTTTAATTCTTCTAATTCAATTGATTTATGGTCAATATAATTGACAATTCGTAAATAATCGTTAGTAGCCTTAGAGTCTTTTTCAATACTTTTCGTTAATTCTTTGACTTTTGCTTCATAAAAGTTGGAAGAATTAATTCCTTTTGTTTCATCCTTCTCTAACGCTTCTAAGATAATATTTAGTAAATCCTTAACACCTACCTCCTCTATGGTTTTGTGCTTTTGATATATATCTACATAGTATTTTAATCTTACTTCGACGCTAATCCAAAAGGATAAATCTATATCACTATTATCATTAAGTATCTTATTTATTTTTCTTAGGGCATAAATATATCGAGTTCTTAGTTCACTATGATTTATTAAAAAATCAGTTTGTTTTATTCTTGCAAGAAGATTGCTAAATTCTATTCTAAGTTCTTTGTTGGTCATACATGTTTTTTATTTATAAAAGAGGAGCCTACAAAGAGGCTCCTTCTGTCTCTCAGTCAAAGTAAAGTGTTGAATTAAACAGTGACCGACATTAAATCTTTTGCCAAATCATGTAATCCTCTGGCTATTTTTTCAGCCTGTTGAGGGCGTGGCTTGCTTCTGCCTGCTGCATAATGTGCAAGTTGTTTTTGGTTTATCCCAGTAATAGTTTGTAGAGCAGAAAAAGAGAAAATACCCTGATAATAAAGTAATAGGCTTTGCACGTCAAATTTGTACACAAGCTCATATTCTCCATCAAAGACCGCAGGATATTCATCTCCGTCCTTTTTGGCGCAATCTACATAAAAGCGGATGCTGTCGACAACCTCTTTTTTAAAGTTGTCAAAATCACCAGTAGTAGCTACAATCCACCCAGGGAGCAATTCACATGCACCACTATATCCGTTTTCAGTACGTGCGGTTTCAATAACAACTTTATCCATATAATATTGTATTAAGTTTTCAAATAAAGCGGTCTTATTAAGACCGCCTATGTTGAATTAAAAATCTATTAGAGCAAGCGCTCAGGGTTAAAATTTTAACCCTGATTGCTTTTCAATACTCTTTAGCAAAAATCCCCAAACATCGTCTGAAGGATGACCGTTGACGGTTACTTTTCCTTTCTTGACAGGATGTTTGAATTGACGATGGCTACCTTCTTGATTCGATAGATACCATCCGTCATCCTGCAATTTCTGGAGAATTGCTGAAACTTTCACTGTCTTCATAGATCACTGTTTTAATTCAACAGTGCAAAGATAGTAATTTTACTATTATCTACAAATGAAAAACGGTAAAATAATAGTAAAATAGTTATTATTATCGCCGATTTTAGGCGTAGAAAAAGTAAATACTTTATTTCCCGCCGCCCGATTTTGCTTGTGTCAGCAGGCAAAATCGGGCGGCGGGCGGCCGCGACGCTACCCACCTCCCTAAACGCTGCTACGGCCATTTGCAGCCCCTACAGCCTACCTTCGTCCCCGTAGCTGTAATAACTTCCATCCGTTACTATCACGTGGTCAAGAAGCCTGATATTCATAATTCGTCCCGCTTCCAGCAGGGCATGCGTCAGGCGGTCGTCGTCCTTACTTGGTTGGAAATTACCTGACGGGTGATTGTGGCAGAGTATCATGGTGGTGGCATTGCAAGAAAGTGCCTCGTGTAAAATCACTCTTACATCTACCTGAGTAGACGCCAGCCCTCCGACTGAGATACGCTGTTTGCGGATGATTCGGGATGCCTGATTCAGGAAGATAACCCAACATTCCTCTACTTTCAGGTCTGCCATGTAGGGAAGCATCACTTCGTTAACGTCGGCGCTGGAAGTTATACGCTTGTAGTTGTTCTTCCGTTCCTTGATTCTCTTGTATAGTTCAATGACTGCTAGTGCCATATCTCGGCGTGCCGGTGTAAGCAGGTTGCAAATGTCTTCTATTGACACATTGCTGCCGTTCGCTAACATGGCGTTCACCTGATTGCTTGTTTCCTTGTTGTTGGTAAGCTGATAAACTACTTCTGCGTCGCTCAAGTGGCGGCATTCTCCGCAAATTTCGAATAAATCTTTCATAATGTTGTTTATTAAATTGTTAGACAAATAAGGTTTTCGCTAAAAACATTCCACCGATAACGGTTGCGCCAAAACTTTCAAGGTGGCAGGCAAAACGAGCGTAGGAGTAATCACGTGTTATCACGTCATCGAAGACAAGCACTTTTTTACCTTTGAAAAACTCCTTGTCGAAGTTGATTACCTGTACGTCGTTTACGTGCTTCCCTGATTTGCTCTCGTGGATTGCCAGCCGTTCACCCTCTACCGTGATATGGCTGTATCCGTTTACCGCTCCCGATAGTCTGGCCACTTCTTCCGAAAACTCTCTGTATCGGATTTCATTTTTTCGCTGGCTGCTGGCTGGGATACAGACAAACACCATGTCACTCGCTGACGCCCCAAACTGCTCACGGATTTTCTTTGCGACAAGTTGGGCTGCTGAAACGGCACATTTACCGTCTTTGAATGCCCACACAAATTTTCTCACCTGCCAGTCTCTTGCGCTGGCCTGATACTTTGTGGGCAGGTAGTCAAAGAAGTTGAACATGTACTTTCTGCACTGGTTTAGCATGGATTCGGTAAAGGTTTTCATATCAGTGGTTTTAGATTTTTATTCTTGAACCTCGAGCCGAGGTAGTGAGCCTTTTCTTCTGCTCTTCCTTCTCTGAGGTTTTTTTTATTCCGTCGCCTTTCGCTGTCGGTTTGTTTCGCCTTTTTACACTGCTTCAAAAGGTGTTGCCAGCCGTGAAAGACAAGTTTTCATCGTAAAACTCGGCCTTGAATACTACCCTGGAAGGGTGGAGATTTTTACAGTGAACAGCGCCTGAACTTGGCATACGGCAGGCAACATTTACCTTTGCGGTGATGAAAAGGCGTAACTGACAGGGGGAGGGGACACCGATGTAAATTCCGAAGAGAAGAACAGAAGAGCAGTAGACACATTCATAGCTTTAGCTATACCGCCAGTAGGGAAAGCAATGGGGCGGGTGGGCCGCTGCGTGAACGCTATCTCCAGCACAGAAAGACTACCGAGTGTCTTTCTACCTTGTTACCCGGAAAATCCTCTGGATTTTTCGGGCGCCAGCAGGTTGTGTGGCAGTCAATTAGCCCGAAAAAACAGGCTTAAACAGGGGGATTTGCTTGGATTTTCCGGCCATCCGAAACGAAAACGGCACACAATCAAACGAATACGCCCACCAAACACCGCATTTTATGCGGAAGTAGCGGAAGCTACCCCCCACCGCCCTACGCCATAAACCTAATTAGCACCTTTGAAAAAATCGGAATATGTAACGGCACACCTTTCTACGCGCACGGTACACGCCAACTCGCGCACAAAAAAACAGCCCCGACAACCATCTGCACGGTCATCAGGGCTTACCCTAAGAATAAAACTAATTAGCTTTTTGAAAACTACATAGAGGATGTCACAAACATGTCGAATGTCATCTGGGGAAAGCGTTCACAGCCGATACACAGCGTATCGAACGCATCCGAGCCGTCCGTTCTCGCCTGAAGCTGGTCTTCTTCTGTCTCTGCCAGCTTTTCACCCCGCTTGTCTTTGCCCCCGTTGTACACACCTGCAGTCTGCACGGAGATAAGCAGGTCTTCGTTATTCTGTTCGTTGAAGAAGGGGATGAGCTTAGCCTTTCCGGCAAACATACGATTGAGGAGTAACCATTTCTCGATGTGTTTCATCGGGGGGCCTATGTAGACGGAATTAACTTCCCAACCCCTATCGATGAAGCAATGTTCAATCACATAGTGAAAGTCTTCATCATTTACTGCATAGTTTGAGCCTAAGGCTGTACTGTCGTAATAGAATATCACTTCCTTGCGTCGCTGGTGCCGGTAATACTTGCAGAAGTCATCCACCAGGGCCTCTAGCTTACGTTCGTATTTTACCCAGAAAGATTTAATCACCTTCAGCCGGTTTCGGTCCGGCTGGCCGGCTACCAGCCAGTTGATGTTCGCGTTGAAGTCAAAGGCGATACAGATGGGCTTATCCCTATCGAGGTCAGCATCCATCAGGCAGGAAGGCTCCTTGATTTTGTCGAACTGATATTCCAGGCTGTCTAGGTAGCTGAAGTCAGTTGCATTGTATTTGTGCCCTTCCGTCATGCTGGAGTAGAAGCCGTCTCGACTGATACCGATACGTCGGCAGAGGATGGCCGTCTGAAAGGTAAGTGGGGGAAGGTCACGCTTCATCTGATTAATGAATGCTTCACCCAGCAGCTGCATGTTCTCAATCGTGGAGAACTCGCGGTACAGAACTGCCACAGAGCCCATGCGGCACACGTCACGGTTCAGGGTACGCAGATAATCCTTCAAGTACAAAGGAACGGGTTCTGATTTAGCCTGAAGGTCGCGGATGCGTTTCTTTGTCCGCCAAATCTCATGTACTGTCGCCTGGATGACTTCAATCAGTTCCAGGTCGCATTTCTTTTCGTAGTCCAGGAACCAGGAACCTTTCTTTGTGACCGGCATATCGGAGGTAATCAGCATGCCATGGTGGAAGTAGTGATGGCCGAAATACTGCTTGTTACCACGGTTTGCCGGAAGAGTTTCGTCTTTCAGCTGCTCGAAGTCGATGTACTTTGCTTCGTCGATGTCCAGATAATCCAGTGAAAAGGAGTTGGATGTTCCGGAACGGTCCTGGCTGATGATGTAACCTATCGAGCCGTTGTAGAAGGAAATGACATTCTCCCAGTTGTCGGGCTGGAAGATGGGTTCACCCCATCCCCAGGACTTCGGCGGTTTCTTGCCGATAGTCCAGTGTACATCGCGCTTGAATCCCCAGCGTTGCCAGTGGATCAGCATGGACGGGATGGTGTTGGTGAGGGCACGCTTACAGTTGGCTGCCACAAAGCCTGTGATGCTTCCTGGCATGCGCTGCATGTTGCGCAGGTTGATGGCGGCATGAATCGGACCTTTACCCCAACCACGTCCGGCACAAAGCACTATGTCTTTTGCCGGGGTGAATAGGACCTGCTGCTGGGTGTCATGGAAGTATTCTCTCATGGTTCGGGTGCCTCCTGTGATTTTTTAGGGTTGAAAATGTCGTCCTCGTTGAAGTCGGCATCCTCAAACTGGATGTCCTGGACATCCTCATTCATGTACTGCTTTATCTTATCCGCAATGCGCTGCCGGATGTTCGGTATCGGTTTGATTCCGATAATCGTCGGGTCGCTGTCCGGCTGGAAGGGTTGCACCACAATCTTGTCGTAGCCTAAGTCCTTGGCATCCTCCTTGTCGAGCTGCATGTATTTGGCGTAGTAGTTGTCACAGGCGGCCATTGCCCGGGCATCTTTCATGCGCTTGGCCATTTCGTAACTCTCTTCGTTGCGCTGGATGAAGCGGTAGCGATGGTAGTCCTTGGTGGCTTTGTTCAAATCACCCAGCAGGTATTTGATGATGCGGATGTCTTCGTAGGCAGCTGACTTCTGTATCTTGTATCGATTCTGAAGCTCGAGCACTATTTCCTGTTCCCGTATGCGCGGGTACTGGAGCCAGTAATTATACATGTCCCGAAGCCGGAGCAGACGCTGCTGGATGACTTCGGGAATGTTACGCTCTCGCATCTCGTCGACCGAGGCGAAGAGGTTTTCTTTGGCAATATCAATCGTTGCGGGTAATGGCATAGTTATAAATCTTCGTCTGAATCCATGTCACGGATGTAGGAACCCACAAGCTGCACCGCCAGCGGGCTTCCGGCTTCTGCCAGCTCCAGCTCGTTTTGCCGGATCTGCAATGCCCGTTCGGCTTTCCCTTTGCGGTAGGCTATGCTGGCCGGATGGGATTTGTCGGAAATGATTTCTCGCAAACGGCGTTCGTCTACGTCCATCAGGACTGCAATATCCGATACCGGGGTGAGCATCGTGGCAAGTTCCTTGATTTTGTCAATCTGTGCTGAAGTGAATTCCATTGAGGTGTATGCTACGGGTATTAATAATCTCTGAAAACTGGTCTCGTAAGGTAAGGAAGATGTCAGGCTGCGTCGTGATCATCGCACATTCGGTCCGGTTTCCTCGCGTCTGGTTCTGACTGGTAACGACTGTAACCATCCAGTGGTCATTCTCGATAAGAAGTACCTTGGAGTGATTCTCTGTGAGGTACACATCATCGAATACGGAAGACATAAAGGTGTACAGATTTACAGTTTTCTTGGCTGCCTTCAGGTCTGCCATCAGGACAGAGTGAAGAATCAGCTTCCGTTTTCGGAGGGAGAACAATCTGCGCAAGAACTCCTCGGAAGTAGAGAAGGTGGACACGTAGACTTTAGCCGGTCCGGTCTGTGACAGGATGAACTCGAGGACATCAAAAAGCTGAAGCCGGTTATCCAGGTACGCCTGTAACGGCACATCGGATAACGGCTTCAGCAATCGGTTTACATGTTTCATGCTTTCAACCCTAATTCACGTAAGGCATTCACCTGGTCTTCTCCTACGTTGTTTCCGGTGGAGATAAGGAAGTCGTATCTCTGCTGTACTTTGGCCAGCAGCTTCTCGTACTTCTCCTGGTCTCCGGATTCCTTCAGCTCTGCCAGTTTCTTTTTGTTGTCTGACAGATAGCCGCGGGCTGCACTGACTTTTTTGGCCATTTCAGCGGGGGCTTCAGGTGATTCACCTTCTGCACCGCCGGCACCCTGAGTGTCCGTATTGAAATGGTCGTACTTGTTCATGTTATCCCGATATCTGGCATCCAGCTCTTCCAGTTGCTTCAGGTATTCGTACCTGTCGCATGGAAGAGCATCCTTCATGGTTTTCAAAGTCTCAAAAGTCTGCTTCAGGCGGAAGTAGATGTCTTTGTTGTCTTCCCACAGCTGACGGATTTCTTCGGGTAGTGAATCATGATCCGCGCGTTTGCCTTTGGCAATGGTCGCTTCTTGCGGTGTGTCGTCGTCAGAACTGATTTCAGGCTGGAAGGTGGCCAGTGTTTCAGCTACGGCCGGAACCAGCTCTTTGTCCATCTTGACCACGTCCTGAATCGTCTTTCGGTCCAGGCGAATGGCCAGGTGTTTCTTCAGCTCATATTCAATCTTACTCGCAAACTTCTGCGGATTGTGGGAAATATTCTGATAAAGGATGCGGTTACGGGTCAGCTTGAGCACCATTTCCGCACCTTTCATCAGGTCACGCTTGGCCGGCTCCGTATTGAGCCAGCCTTGCATGTTTATGGTTAACTGTTCATCTATGTACATAATTGTAGCCTCCTATTATTATCCACCCGGAAGGATTGCGCTACCATCCGCTCCGGAGATGTCGCCATCTTCTGTTTCGATTTTACCTGTGTAGAACGGTGACGGGCAAATGTCCGTACACTGTGCCGTGAGGGTAGTTCCCGCTGTACCTGTTTCTCCTTCGCCGGAGGTCTGGGAGATTGTTGTATCAGGATCATAAGCTTCTGAACCTACCACGCGAAACTTTCCGTTACGCTGCTGGCACAGATAAATCATCTCATCATTATTTGCCTGTCGGCAAAATCCTGATGCTTCTTCGTCTGTACCTGCATATAACAATGTGGCTTTGTTAAGAATCGTTTTGGAAGGCTTTTCACCTTGCGAATCAGAGGTAATGTTGGATTTGGTGGTCAATACCTCCAGGTACTGCCATTTCTTGTCTGCCGCCAGCACAAAGTCGCCTTCGTATGTGGCTAATGCTGCCATGCTCTCCGCTCCGTCAATGTCAGGAAGCACCGGCCATTTTTCAATCCAGCTTTTCGGAATGAAGAAAACCTTACGTCTGATACCTGGCTGTGAGGTCTGACCTGGACACCAGGAAAGGGATTCGTACATCCCTTTGCTTGTACAATCTACTGCCATAATTTACCCTCCTATGCCAGCGAGAACCGGAGTTGTACCGTCGATGGTACCCACCAGCAGACGCTCTTTAGAAATTGTTTCAAATTCAGCACCAAAAAACATGGTAGCAACAAAATCAAGTTTGAATGGATGATGCTTTTCTACCAGAATCGTTTCCTTATCAGCACCATTACCGTAACCAACGAGCATATTACTTTTTGTAGTAAGGTGAATGAAAGCGGAACCGGCTTTGTTAGCCAAAGGAACCAGCTCACATCTATTGTTAGAACTTTCGAGGAACGTCTTCTCAAATGACGTATTATAAGGAACATGGCCAACGGTAGCCTGATAATCGTCTACATAGTTGTCATAAACACCCTGAGGAATAAACAGTTTAGTTTGAGTTTCTCGCAACACAGGGTCGGCAGCACGGTAGAATTCCTTTAAAACATCCACAGCATTGTCTTTGCTGATAGCCTCGATAGTAAACATGTTTTTAAGGTCTGCAGAAATCTTGGAAGCGTCCATTTCTGTTTTTGTGATGGTATCAAAACCATTAAAAAGGTCTTTTGATTTTGTTCCACTCTCATTACGTTTAGCAGACCATAAGACAGCATTAAGATTCGCTCCGAGTTTAGCAGAAAGGAAAGCAAGAACCTGACGGGTGATGTCGACATTCTTTAAAGCTTCCCCCTTTGAAATCAAGTTGCCATAAACTGTTTGCCATACAGAGTTCGGGGAAAACTTTTTCACTACGCTACCTAAGAAAGTCTCTAATGTACGCGGATCAATGGATACACCATTTTCATCAACACGCCCTTCATCATACGGCCCGAGTTCAATGTCACCATTAACTTCACCTACAGTCTCTTTCCCTATAACACCAGGTCTCTGAGACATGTGCTGCAAAGTTGAAGCCATGGCAAGAACAGGCATCATAAGCAATTCTTTTCTATACTTGACAGCCGACTTGGCAAGCTGTTCATCAGTAATCTGTACGTAACCTTTTGTATCTGCCATATTATAACAATTCTTTTACGTTGTTGAACATTTCTTGTGCTGTGTTGAGCTTTGTGAGGTCATCATCCTCACCTTCGTCACCATTAATGTGAGTGGTGTCTTCACCATCGGTTTTTTTCAGGTTTTCATTCTGCTTCTTCAGTTCTGAAATCTGATTGTCTTTATCAGAAGATTCCTGTTCCAGATTGGTGATGCGGTCATTGAGGGCCTTGACCTGTTCTTCGGTAAGCGTTACCTTACCATCCTTGTCAACTTCCACACCCTCGATTTTCAAGATGGAATTGACTTTCTGATAATCCTTTTTCATTTGTGTTGTTGAATGATTGAGTGGTTTATTTTGTGCCTGTGGAGTATCCGGCTGGTGTCCCTTGAAGAATTTGTTCACGAAATTATTGAACCAACTGGGGGCTGTTTCTGCTTCCGGACTTTCGGTCTTGTCCTCCATCGCAGGCAATGCCGGAAGATGGAACATGTTGAAACGGGTCTTCATGGCATCGTCGAAGTTCAGTTTTGAGCCGTCTTCTACGATTTCGTCAATGAATCCGTATTCAAGTGCTTCCTGGGCAGTAAGCCATCGTCCTTCTTTCAGGATTGGAAGAATGTCATCCACTTTTTTCTTGCACTTGTTGGCGTAGAGGTTGGCCAGCACCAAGTCCATTTTGTCATTCTCCAGCTTGTTGGCCTTCAGGTCGTCGATAAGCTGCTGAATCTGGTCGGCATTGTAGTTGCCCCAGGCATCCACCCAGTTTGACACCTTATGAATAAGATAGAATGCATATCTGGACATGCAGGTTTTCTTGGCACCGGTAGCCAGGATGGTAGCCGCACTGGCTACGTATCCATACAGGTAGCAAGTCACGTTGCCGTGATCAAGAAACTGCTGCCGGATGTCGAGTGCATCGTCCACCGAGCCACCGAGGGACGATACACGCACATTGACAGGCTTGTTTTTCAAGCCTGACATCTGGCTTCGGATATAGTTCTTCGAATATCCCCAAGGACCGATGTGTGAATCAATACTAATACTATAATCCATGTTGTCGAAAATTAGTCTACGCAATATTATACCTTATATATATTGCATAAAAAGACTCTAATCTAATATGGCAAGCATCGGAATAGGGGAGGTCAGGGTTACTGTGACGGTAACACCTGCCCGTCCACTGGCTGCGGACGGAAAAGTCTCTTCGTTTTGTATGACGGGGTAAGGTTTTTCGGATGAGCCAATCAGGAACTGGGAGCCGGTGACGGTTGTTACCTTGAAGCAGAACTTTTTGGCACCAGGTAGCAGCTTCTTTGACCGGAACATGGTGAGTTTGGTGGTGAAAATGCGTTGTTTGTTCTCGATTTTGTCGGAAATCTCGACTGAACTCAGCCCGATGGTTGAAATTGGACTGAATTGCTGGTAGACATTCAGCCATACTCCCCGGTCGGCTATGATGTCTGAATGCTGAAGGTGATAGGCCTCGATGCATTCTACTTTTCTAATGTTCTGAATCAGATGTACCATGATTATCGTTATTGGATTATGTGTGTTCGGTGTTGTTTGGGTTTGTACAAAAACGGCCTACTCATCCGAGTGTTTTCTGGTTAAAGAACCTAAAAAGATACCTCTCCGGCTATAACTGGTCCTCATACGGTAGTATTTCTGTCTGACAGTCTCCGAATAGTCGTCATCGATGCCGTGCATTTCACACCAGGCAGCGATGGTCTTGTTCAGGCCGCAATCGCGCTTAGTCAGGTCGCTCATCTCATTCCAGAGGTTCGCCCGGAACAGGTCTTCGATGGTCTCCTTTACAGCTGCCTTGGCTTTTTTGCCCAGGTAGTTATAATATTGCGGCGGTTTGGCTTTGCTGTCGGGAATGACGATGGCTGTCAATTCGTCTTCTGCCATTTCCGGCTGAACTTCCGGTGGCCTTTTCCGGAGGAAACGGCGGATGACAGCATTCTCATTACTCTGTGGTGGAAATACCACCGGATTTCCCAGGCTATTGTGAAGCCATTGCTTTAAATAAGGCTCCAGTTTAATATAAAACACAATGTGGCTCATAATGAATTGATTATCTATTACAAATATAATATATATATTACTTTTTAGATAAATAAATATGCTATTAATGTGCTCCAAAAGCAAAAAGTATATTTCCAGATATGACATACTTTTTGCCTTCTACACCTTCTACACTTTCTACAAAAAATTAAATATGCTGGTAATCAATAGTTTATAATTTTATAAGGCTTCTACAATTGTAGAAATTATGTAGAAAATGAAGTAATTTGTAGAAGGTTTTAACAAAAACGGCATTTTGTAGAATTTTGTAGAAGGTTTGTAGAATGTATGTAGAATATATAAATATCTCATTATTAACATTGTAGAAAGTGTAGAAAGTGTAGAAGCCTTTTTCACTCCATTTGAAAAGGGTGAATACTGCTCCGGGCATATAAAAAAAGGCGCAGCGTCCTCACGACGCCACGCCTTTCTACAACTCTAAAACCATTTTTATTACTCATCTAAATCATCACTTGTGGTCTCATTGCCTTCCACCTCTACCTCGAGGTTAATATTATAAGTATCCTTAATCATCTTGTAATCGAAACACAGGGCAATGTCCGGTGTCGAAGTCTTTTTGTAGGATATTCCTCCGGTGGGAGTCGTTTCTATTTTCTGAACTTCCACACCACGCTGTATGTTTTTGAATCGGACAGAGTTCTTTTTACCCATGTATTCCTTGGAGTTCTCCAGGTAGTACACCAGCGAGCCTTCCGGAAGAATTGAATCGCCAACCTGCTTGCCGAACTTTTTATACAGCATGAAGATGCGGTTCTTGCGCATCATCAGGATGGCCTTAGGTTCCTGATACTGCTGCTCAATCTTTATCAGGTTGCTTTTGAACTTATTGACATATTCTATACGGTAGTCACCTTCGATAAATATCTCACCATCCTGCTGCAGATAAGATACCACATTCCAAAAGTTGGCCAATTCATTGTTGCTTTTACATTCTGCGTTCTGGCGGACTATGCCATCCAGTGTAACCTTGCGAATATCCTGGTATGAAAACGGTAAGTCAAGCACACCCTCGAGTGTTCTGAAGGCTGCTAGTGGTATAATCCAGTTACGCAAGATTCGGTCTTCCACTTTCTCTGCCCCCAGTCCTTCAATAATGTCTGACAAACAGGAATGAAAGTTGCTGACGAACTGTTGCTCCATCTTGGCCCGATGACGCAATATCTGAAGGGTCAGGTGTGACAGGCCTCGTTTGCGAATATCTACCAGTTCGCTGTATCGTTTCTTTTCCGCATCGGTAAATTCTGATTTGGAAAACGTCAGGAATATAAGTCTACTGAAGAGAGCTATATCAGCTGTTGCCATCTCCTGTCCGGAAAGGATGACTCCTGAGTCAACGGCTGTTATCTCACGCTTCTTGTCTCTGTCCATGTTGATACGGCTGCGCCCGGCTCCATCCCATAAACCTTTCAAGTATTCGCGTTTGTCGATGTCAATGTTATTTTTAAACTCATCAATATGTACCAGGGCGTTTGAACATTGTGCTACCAGCTCGGCCAGTGCCGGGATAGTGGCATTCTGAATGTTGGGAGGTGTGTTGTCGATAATGAACAAGGACATCAGGCTGTGACCGAGCTCTGACTTTCCTGAACCTTTCGGCCCGAACAGGTTCAGGATGGGGAAGCTCTTGGTATAACCGGTAATCACGTCGCGGAACAATGTGGCCAGGAGGAAGCAGATGCCCACTTTTGCATTATCTCCGAAAACTCCTACCAGCTTGGAAAAGTAGTCTCTCATGGAGATGCCGGAGTAGTTCAGGTGGACAAATCGTCGTTCGAACTGGAACAGTTTGTCATCGTCCCGGTAAATCAGACTGGAGGCCGGAAGGTAGTAGTTTCCTTTATCGCCCAGGCGAACAATGCCATAATCGTCTACCGGATGCCATTCGGTGTCAAATACTCCATTGCCGAACGCATAGAATCCTTTGCGCTGCCACCCTAACTGGGTAATCTCCACTGCGGTTTCCGTCTGCTCATAGAGATACATCTTCAGGCGTGTCATTTCTTTTTCGGTAGCCAGCCAGATATAGTTACCCAGTCCTTCGACCTTCTGTTTGAACTTTGATAACGACACCAGGTCTTCTTGTTTCATCTCCACGATTTCCTCCTGGCGATTCTGGTTCTTGATGCGGTACAGTCGCTTGGGGTTAAGAGAGTCCTTGATGTGAAACATCGGTTGCATCACGAAGTTTGACCACTGATATTCTTTCCCGTCGTTGGTCGAGTAATAACAGTTGTTGGACTCAAAGAATCCATATTTGGCCAGCAGGTCCCGGTTGATGGTCTGTGTTTTGTCTGCCCTGGATTCGGAAATTTTCTTCTTTTCACGGTTAATGGCCGTAAGCCAAAGATTCTTATGGTTATAGATTTTCTTCAGCTGCTCCAGGTACATTTGTTCTTTGACTTCATCGCCAACCATGGCCACCATCTGGGCAATTTTGGATACGGCTGAACTTTTGTCTTCGGTGGTACCGTCAGCCTTGAAGGCATATCCGGCATACCAGGTGATGAAATCTACTTCGTCAAGGTCTTTGAACTTGGTACGGCTGGTACAGTAAGAGTCCGGATCATTTTTCGTATTTCCTTCACCACAGGGAATCTCCTTTACGGATACGGAGAAACCGCACTCCATAGCCAGTTGGCCGGACTTGATGACGGCTGCTATTCCGGTACCGTATTGTTCGCCTGGTTTGATGGCGTCCGCGTCCGGAAGAAAGCAAAGGGAAGTGGCATACCTTTTAATCTGGTAGAACTGTTTCTTTGTCCAGGCAGCACCCAGTGAGGCAATGGTGTTGTTTATTCCGATGGATTGCAGGCGCATTACATCGGGGGCACCTTCCACACAATAAAACTTTTCTTCTTTGGCAGCCTGCCTGATGGCGTTGTCAATACCGAATATGCTGTCGGACTTGTCATATATATCGCTTTGGCAAGAATTGAGGTATTTGGGAGTGCCATCCACTTCGCTCATGTCGCGGGCAGTCCACCCGATGATGTTCCGGAACCGGTCGCGGATGGGTATCATGATACGGTCACGATAGAAGTCATAATATCCATCACCCTCCTTGCGCTTCCGGATCAGTCCGCACTCTACCATCAGGTCGGCAGAGTATCCGGCCTTGATGGCTGCGTCTGCAAAAGCGGACCAGGAAGGAAGTGCGTAACCGATACCCTGCTCCTGAGGATATTGCTCACCCCATCTCTGTTTGATTTTGGCCCGTGCAGCGTCAGCTTCTGTTTTTTGCAGGTTCGCAAGAAAGTATTGAGCCGCAAATTCATTTATTGCGAACATGGACGCACGTTTGCGAATCGCCTTTAGCTCTTCCGGATTTTTCTCTTCTTTCTTGTCTTCTATATCGATGCCGTATTTGTCGGCCAGCCAGTGACACGCCTCTGGAAAGTTCATGTTATTTATTTTCTCCACAAACTTAATGACGTTGCCACCTTCTTTGCAAGCACCGAAGCAGTACCATAAGCCGCGTGCCTGGTCCACCATGAAGGATGGGGTGTCTTCCTGATGGAACGGACAGCATGCCTTGTATCTGACTCCGGACCGTTGCAACTGGACGAATTGTCCTATTACGTCTACTATGTCGGCACGGTCAAGAATCTTTTCTATGTCTGAGTTGGAAATCATGTTTTAGAGTGTTTTGGATACCGGCAAATATCAGGTATTTGCCGGCTTTATAAAAGATAGATTAGAAGTGTATGTCGTGGTCACGCAGACGGGTATTGTTGTTGATGTTGTAACAACGTCCATAGCCATCCCATCGGACTCGTTTTCGCCGGGGGGTATTTTTTGAGATACCGTTATTCAACGATTTTCGGCATATTATGATGTAACCGGTCACCTTACGTACCAGCATGTCAGAAGTGTAATAGACGTGCTCAATTTGTTTGGTATGGAAGACGGATTCCCATTCTTCCATTTTGTGTAATTTCATGTTTCCCATAATACCACTGTCTAATCTGCATAACAATTTTTATTTTTTTCCTGAAATCTGATTTTATAAGTGCCAACACATCTTCTTAATTCAGAATCGAGATTTAAATATTTAATTGACACAAACATTTGAAGACATCTTATTGATTCTTGATTCCCTCCATAGTTCTTGCATAGTCTAATATATTTCCTAGCATGAAACTTTTGCATCCTTCTACGTTTAATCAGGTGCAGTTTATTGAGTTTTACTATATCTTTTTTTCTTGTCATAATTCAATATTCTTTTAAGGTTATATGTACATCCACAAAGCAACCACCGAGGCCGGATAATGCGGTCGGTCGTGTATAAGTAACCGTGACAAGGGTTTGTCCCATGAATGTTTCTATCTTGTCTATAATTGCTTCCATTGGCTCTCCTAAGCCTGTGGCTTCGGCAGAAACCATGACCAAATCTCCTTCTTTCATATGTGACCTCCTTGTTCTCCCATGTTTGGTTTTAATCGATTTGGGTCTCTCAGTTTTTTGCTCAAATCTATCAGTCCTTTCAGGTTGTGTACAAGAGTATCCAATTCATTGTATCTTTGCTCAACATTATATAAGATTGTCTGCTGACGTGTAGTGGCTTCTCCGATTTCTTGTATGCTCAGGTATTTCTCATATCTTTTCTTTGTTTTAGCCAGTTCTTTTTCCAATGCCTTTGTTATTATCTCACCGGCAAGGTCCATTTCTTCTAATGTAAATCCTATGTATTTGTTAAGAAGCATTGGAGATTTTAGGTTGGGTGAAGTGACGTATTCCATAATTTTATTTTCTACTAATCAATATTTTACTTATTCATATTGTTGTACCAGGAGATTATCTGGGTAGTATTTTTGAGGTTTAGTTTTACCTTAATTGCCTGTATGGTATTGTGTACCGTATGGATTGAGATATATAATCTGTCTGATACTTCTAGCGGGGTCAGTCCTTCGGCTAGTGCAGCTGCTATTTGTAGCTGTCTTGTGGTCAGGACTGATGTACGTTTAGGATTGCATATCACATTCTCATACTGACAGTCACCGGAACCTCTCAGAGGACAATGTACTTGCTCGATGTTGATATTCCCGTCGATAAAATCTATCTTTTGGGTATCCAGTTCTCCGCAATTACACCGTATGAAGCGATTCACTATTCTGAATTTTTGGTACCTGGAATTTTTGCGCGATTTGGAATAGCATTGTTCAAGTGCGTGGTACGCATCGGAATAACACTCTCGTATAGTATCCAGTAATTCATCCACTACTTCTCGGCTGGATTCTGATAGCCGGGTGGTATAGTTGCCGTCATCACACATTACATAGCCTGATGGCGTGTTGTAGAACTCAACTTGATTTCTCATTTTCTTGAATAAACCTCTCTATCGCTTCGCGTTCAAGTTTGGTCCATGAATCGTTTCTCATCTTGTAGAAGAAAGAGGGGTAGGATATTCCGCACAATTCAATCACATCTTGAATGAACTTACTTTTCACTTTACCCGATAGAGATAAATAATAGTTAGATATTACCATTTCTGTTACTTTTTAGATGATTATATTATTTGCTATTGATTTAATTATTAAATTTATAGTGCAAACATACAAAATAATGTGATTGCGTGCATAAAATTATGTGATTAAATACATAAGATTGTGTTATTTAGAATAGATATAATTAAATAATTATGTTTAGACCTGAAAGAATTGCAGCTCTGATAGAGGAGCAAAAACTTACAAAGAAGAAGTTCTGTGAGCTAGTAGATATAGCAGTACAAACATTAGATAATACTCTTAAAGGCTCAGAGTTAGGATGTATTAAGTTGGAAAGGATTGCTGATTTTTTTAATGTACCTATGGATTATTTTTATGATAGAGAAAAGTCGCAATCACATAATATTGGGCATAATATCACAGGAAACCATAATAAAGTAAATGGTAATATAAGTGTAAATGAATACGAGAAGGAAATTGTATATCTCAAAGAACTTTTAGCCGAGAAGGAAAGAACTATACAGATTCTTATGAAAGAGAAATAAATTAAGATATGTTCAAAGGATATATCATAGAACAATTAATACGAGAGAGAAAGATTAAGAAAGCGGATGTTTATCGTTATGCTGATATACAAAAAGCGACTCTTGATAATATAATAAAAGGGACAAACGTTCCAAACTGCAATACATTAGAGAAAATTGCTGATTTTTTCAATGTATCTATAGATATATTTTTTGAAAGAGAAAAAAATGATAATACAATGTATAATGGTAATGTTATCAAACAATTATTGTTAGATAAGAAGGTTACAAACAAGGAGCTTTTAAGATACCTTGGTACTGAAGCCAATGCTTCTTTGGCTCAGATTGTCAACGGGAATCCCACCGTGAAACGTCTGGAGAAAGTGGCGGATTTTTTCGGGGTGTCGATGGACGTGTTCTTTGAACGGGAGAAACCTTTCAAGGCTTATCCATCAGCTCATGGAGATAATGAGCAGCAGTACAAAGAAAAAATCGAATTGCTGGAACGTCTGCTTGAAGAGAAAGATAAAAGAATTCTACTCTTAGAGCAAATGAATCAGTTGGTTAACCCCACTGAAAGTCGGACAGATTTGGGACAAACAATATAAAATAATCACATAATTCGAAAACGTAACAGCTTGAATATCAAGATAGGGAAGGAGGGAGAAAGTTTCCATAGAGTTCGAGCCTCTCTTCCCGTGCCGAGATAAAAAGCTGTAACTGTTCGGTTACAGCTTTTTTCTGTGTATGCTCGGCATGAGCATTGTCTAACGGGTGCAAGTCCCGAGTAAGCCCTAAT